GAAACTAAGCAAAACCCTTTATGATATGGGTATGAAAGTAGCAGCAGTGAGTTTGATGTGCCAAGATGAGCGTGTATTCAAGGCTATGGAAATGGCAGGTACACCTTGCCCATATATGGGTAAGATCGGCAAAGATGCTACAGCACAGTGGACTGAAAACAAGCATGAAAGACCAGACCAAGAGAAGGGTTGGTTCCGTAGTTTATTTGGTAGTAAGGATGAAACTGAAGCCAAGAAAACTGAGGAGATGCCAGAGGCTGATCCAATAGGATGAAAAAACTACTAGCAATATTAGCATTATTACTATCTCCTGCTCTATACGGGCAGGAGTATGTAAATCCCTATGCCAACGCTACACAGACAGGCAATCTTGTTCCTGATTTTAGTTTTGATGGTCCTACAAATAGTATCCCTCAGGGTTGGAATAGTTCAAACCCACCTGGCATGGGCGGTAGCATACAGCCTAATTGCGGTGCATTATCCGATCAAGGAAAATGCTTTGTATTTTCTTTTGGTGGAACTACATTATCTACACTTATTGATTTGAGTCAATATCAAACAAATAGTTTTGAGTTCTATTTTGACTTTTATTATAGAATGAACTGTAACAACAGCATAGGTGGTTATTGTGAGAACCCAAATGGTCCAAGAGATTTGTTTGGTGCTAGCGTTCAATTCTTTACGACAAATGGCGAAGCAGGAGCATTCAACTTTATACCTATAGGGCCAGACTATTTCAAAGCAGGTGATCAAGGCGTCAATGAATTTGACTATAGAGCAGTAGGTTGGTATAGTTCACAACAATCAGAGTTTTTGTTCACTTCTGCTATAATCAGTTTTTATGGACAAGACACAGGTTTTTGGGCAGGCCCATATGGTCCAGCACTTGATCGTGTGAATTTTAGTATAGGATATCTACCTCCCCCAGAAGAACCTATCGCTGTAGACTGTGCTATATACCCATATGATCAAACTTGTATCATACAAGATTTGACAGATTTTACAGATATCACAGACGAGACATTATTAGCAGACACCACTGAAGAGACAGGTAGCGATGATGGCAGCGATGACGGTAGTGAGATCATTGAAGAAGATGAAGAAATCTTGTTAGCAGATGAAGATATAATCGAAGGTGATTTAGAAGAGTTATTAGCAGATGAAACAATTGATGAAACACTTGACGAAACAGCAAATGAAGAAACAGATGAAGAGGTGTTAGTTGAAAATAATGCCACTTATCGTGAACTAAGTGATGAAGAGAAGGCAGCAATATTAGCTGACGCTATCAGCAAAAATACTTTAGAAGGTGCCTTGGCTATAGCCAATGACGCAACAACATCTAACACAGTGAGCAGCACAAGTTCAAATAATGAAAACACAAATGTTAGAACTACTTCAACATCATCTGTTACCCAGGAAACAACTATAGCAGAAAACAAAGTTGAAGAAACTAAGACAGAGAATACTGATACTAGCAATAATGATGCGTTAGATATATTAGAGACAGGCCGTAGTCTAGGACAGCAAGCACTAGCAAATACATTAGAGCAAACTAAAGAAAGTGCCAATGATAGCATAAATCAAGCAGAAAGTATCGCCAATGCTAGCAATGAGTCAGGCAATACATCAAACACTATAATATCAACTATTGATAATGATACAGAAAGCGTGATGGCAAGTATCGGTGTAGGGGATGTTATAGATGATGCGATCATTGATAATGCCATCGTAGAACAAAACACAGAAACAACTGAAACATTTGTTGCAGACACTAATACAACTACACAGTCAGAAATCACTGACAGCGATAGTTTTGCTGATATTATGAACATAGATATCGGGCCTACAACTGAAAAAATTGACCAAGATACTGAATTTGTAAATCAATTATTGGCAGAAACTAACAAGCAAGAAGAACAAAATACTAGTGGCTTCAATGAAGATGAACAAGTCACTATACAAAATGACCCAGCATTAGCAAATGCATTCAATGTAGTACCAAACACAACTAATTTAGAACTATTAGGTGTGATCGGTAAAAGTGAAGATAAAAGCGATGCTGAAAAAAGATCAGAAGAAATTGTTGCCGCTAACAAAGAACAGCAGGATGAAATCAATAACAACTATATGGACGCTGATCAAAGTGGTTTGATCGGTGCAATAGCAGGTGATACTGATGTAACAGCGTATCGCACTAGTAATATACCTGACTTGTCAAGTTGGTACAAGCCAGAAGAGATTTACAAGAATGTTGTCTATAAAGACAACGCTAGAGGTATGTATTTTTTAGAGAAAGGTAATACTGACACCTACAAGAAAATGGTAGAAGAGCAGTATAAGTAAATTGGAGAAAACTGATAATGGCTAAGAAAAAGAATGAAACAGACATTGACAGCAAGATAGATGATCTAGAAGCTGCCAAAGAACAGTATATGAGCGAAAACACAGTCATCAGTATTGGTGGCTATAGTTTTACTCCTGCTAAATTGATGATCGCAGGTGGTATAGTATCAACAGTGTTAGGTGGACTTTATGGAGCGTTTGAATTCTATAAAGACTATATGGACATGAAAACACAGATACAAGAATATGTTGCCCCAGACTTGAGTGGCATACAAGAACGTATGACTAAACTAGAGCAGAAGATTGATAATGCTGTGGTATTAGTAGATGAAAGCAATGACATCATACGTGATGTTCGCACAGACCTAAAGGGCGATATTGACAGTCTACAAGCCGATATAGATGCTGCTGAAAGACGCAACCGTGAACTTGATAAAGAAGTACGCGGATTTGTGGGTGTTACAGACCGTGACATGAACGCAAGATTGCGTACAATAGAACGTGAGACAGATCAGAAACTAAAAGAACTTGAAAGAAAAGTAGACGATAAGATACAGAAAGCATGGGAAAACCCACTAGCAAAATAGTACAAACATTGGCACTTCCATTACAGCCAATACGTTATATGGTGACTAATACAGAGCGTATCATATTAGTCACCTATGACTATAATATAGCGAAAAAACTAGCAAGTGCTATAAGTGCATTAGAGAATCCAAGTAAATTTTATGTGCGTGTGGGCAATAAAACCCGATAAATACTCTAATGCGAGCCATAGAATTCATCACAGAACGTAAAAAGAAGCGTAGTAAGAAAACCAAATTGGGACGTTATTTCTTCCCAGGATTTGCCTATTATGGAGGCGGTAGTGACGCTGGTGCCGGAGATGGCGGCGGCGGCGAAAGCATGTACGAAGGCACTGAAGTCAGCAATGAAGTAGAAAAATTCAAAGACTGGGCCGTAAGTAAACTAAAAATCAAGAATCCACCCAAGATAGAATTGAGTTACGACACAGAAGAAGCACAGCAAGGTCATCATACTGGTCGTCATATTGAAGGCAGTGATAGTGTTTGGGTATATGCTGCCAATCGTAATCTTGTAGATATACTACGCACAGTATTTCATGAACTTGTACATTGGCGTCAAACTGAATTGGGTATGATTGAGCATGGTGACAGCTATCCAGGTAGTGCAATTGAAGCCATGGCAGATATGCTTGCTGGTAAGTATATTAAGATTTATGGAAAAAAGAATCGTCAGATTTTTCAATAATGCTTGTTAGCCTTGACAAAAATAAATGGTTGTTTGATTGGATACAAGACAACTGGCAAAAAGATATCTATGACATTCTATTAGCACTTGATCCCAATGTACCGCGACCAAATATATTACGCGGTAAAATTGCTATACTTTTAGAAAGCAAAGGATTTAGAACAAAACTTACAAGAAAAAACGATGTTATCATTTCGATGAAAGATGAAGATTACACCTTTCTAAAATTGAAGTACGAATAATTACAGTAATTCTTCTACAAATTCTTGTAGTAATTTATGATGATGAAACTTGTGCCAATGATTGACAAGATATGATTTGTCAAACCAACTACGCATACTTTCTGGGTGACAGCCAATAATGCCTACATTCTTTTGTATGACTGCCATAGCATCGCCATTTTTATATTGTGCGATTACATTACAGCGACCATTACCAACTATAGCGCAACCATCATAAAAATACATCCTATATTTTGATTCACCCCAATTGACCATTGCTGTAGTTGGGTGCGATCTACGTATCTCTGTTCGCGGACGTTTTATATATTGAACAGCATCTAGGTTGCGCAGTATGTTGAAGTAATTAGGACCTGCCCAATATGCTCCCATACATATTCCAAGATATTTCTTACCTTTATCTAATTGTTCTTTTATGATATCAACATGTGGTCGTATAATACTATTGAATTTTGTAGCCTCACCTACACCACCTGGAAACACATACATCTTTGCTTTTGTAAAGCGTGGATGATTTAGATCGTTTATTGTAAAAGGAAAGATTTCGTAATTTTGTGACAGTGCTTCATGTATGCCAGATACACTATCCAAAGCACAAGTAGGATGATGTAAAAATACCGCTATCGGTGTTTTCTTTTTCATTTATTATTTTTGATCTCATCCAACATCTTTACGACTTGTAATTCATTCAAGTCATGTTTCTTATCATAAGGCACAGGTAATGTCTGCCACTCTTCTTCACTAGCATCACAAGTTATCAATATCTCATACTTGTGTCCATCACTTGTATAGTTCAACCTGCTCAAGACCTAACACACTATTGCTAGCCTTTGTCAATGCTGTGCCCAATGCTTTCAATGCAGCACGTTCACCAACAATGATAGCACGACCATTTGGTTCGTTATGATTCTGTATATGTAATCTTGCTTTAGCGGTTAGCATTCAATAAGTCCTTTAGTTTATATCTCTTGTGCTTATTTACTGTGACATACTCGCTGTTATTTTTATATCCTAACTTACCCACACCCCATAATATTGGTTGGTCGTGGAAACTTACAGCACGATCCAATATCACATCAAGGTACTTGCCATTGCCCGTTCCAATAGTCACGAATGTGATATACTGTTTGGGCGCACTTTTGAATACACGATAGTTAGCAACTAATCCGCAAAACTCTACTTCACCCGGTCTACGCAATTCGGTACATACTGGTATAAACTTATCGCTATGCCAATGTCCTTGCGATAATAATTCATTGACTTCATTGCCTTGATATGTGACTGGGAACGCACCCGCTAGTTTAGCCTCATGATGATATACCCAACGGCTATAACTACCCTGACAATGCTTGAGTGTAGCACGCCAAAACTTCTCTGGGTTATGTGCTTTCTGATATGCGATAGCCCATATCAATCGTCCAAGATTGATCGCGTGTGCGCGGCATAATCCAAAGTTGCTTAGTTCACGCAATGCTGCGAATATCTCTTCTTTGTGTTCGTGATCACCAATCTTCTGCATGAACTCATAAATCTTTTCTTCATTCTTTTTAGCGAAGGCACGACGCCACATATCTGCTTCATATTGACTACAACCTAGTAACTGACTGATGAGTATGATAGCATCATCTTCAAATACTATTGTATTGTCAAATGTATCCTTGCTCCAGTCACGGAAGAAACTTGCTTTGCGACGACCTTGGGTAGCAACTGGTCTGATTAGTGCTGTAGCCAATACACAATCTTCTCTACGTTTAGGCTTTATAGCACGAAGCAGTCTACGCATAGCAGGACATTTCCAGTCGCTAATAGTTCTGCTGTCTTTTCATCATATTCAGGATAGTCAAGCAAATTCATGTTTGGCTCTATCTCAAACAACTGTGATAAGCCACGATTAGCAAGTATGTCTATCTTGAAATGTTCTAAATCTTCAATCTCATATTTGTCAAGCAATATTTGATTAGTACCATTGATGAGGCTTTTAGGTACTGGTCTATCAAATATCAACACACCACCGCAATGCTTGCTGATACAGCGTTTCTTGCCTAATAATTTCTTTGCTAGTTTTTCAGCATCTTCAACAAACTCTGGTACGACTTCTTCTAGTTTGAAGTTGCGTTTGAGTTTGCCTTTAGCACCAAAACGTTTTGCTGCCTCACGCAACGCACTCTTTTCTTTGTAGGTTACGTAATTGCTGACTCTGGCACTTTGACCCTTCCATTTATCAAAGATACGATTCATGACCGTTTCTTGTTGATAGTGTGGAAAGTCTAGATCAATATCTGGCAAGTCATCACGTTTTGGATTCATGAATCTTGACAGTGGTATGTTTTCTCTGATAGGATCTACATCACTGATGCCAAGCAACCAACATAACAAACTACTGCCTGCGCTACCGCGTGTCATGTGTGGTATGTCTTTGGTTATATCTAGTATTTCTACTACGCGGAGAAAGTGTTTGGCGAAGCCTAATTTGGCTATGAGTTCTAATTCTTCTTCAAGACGTTTTTCGTATTCAATGCCTTCGGGTAAACACCTAATAAATTTACTGATGAGTGTTTCCAACTCTTTATATCGTGTGTCCATTGTTGAGCCTATATGTGCCTTAAGTGTAAATATTTATTTGGGTAGGTATCCATATTATAATTTTTCCTGCATAAAAAGTTTGACTTTTTTACAACACAATGTATAATAACTAATCACATAGGAGATTTTATGTCAAGCAGAACTTTCAATAACGAAGCAAAACTCAAGTTGACCCAATTGATCAATGAAGGCATCGCCGTTCATCATGAGATTGAGACATTACAAGAAGGTCTAAACGATACCATCAAGGCAATCGCTGAAGAACTTGAAGTAAAGCCAAGCATTCTAAAGAAGGCTATCCGTGTCGCTCACAAGTCAAAACTGGGCGAGACTAACAAAGAAAACGAAGACCTCAATACAATCTTGGAGACTGTTGGTAAAACTCTGTAATGAGTTACGTTGACGCAATACACGATAGAGATAGTGATAGGATATTCATTGTAGAACGACAGCCTGATGGTCGTCGCACATACAATGAGTTTCCTGCCAACTATACTTTTTATTATACTGACCCTAAAGGCAAGTATCGCAGCATCTATGGCGAGCCGGTCAGTCGTTTCAGCACACGCAAACGTAGTGAGTTTGAAAAAGAAAAGCGTATACACAGCAATAAGAAACTGTATGAATCGGATATAAATCCTATATTCCGCTGCTTGAGTGAAAACTACTTGGGCTGTGAGCCTCCAAAACTCCATACAGTTTTCTTTGACATTGAGGTAGATTTCGATCCTGAAAAGGGTTTTAGTCCCACTAGTGATCCTTTCAATCCGGTCACATCTATCTCAATGTATTTGGACTGGCAAGATACATTGATAACACTTGCTATCCCGCCTAAACATATGAGCGATGAGACTGCTCAAGAGTTAGTAAGCGACTTTACAAACACATTACTGTTTAGATCAGAGATAGAAATGTTTGAGACATTCTTTGAACTAATCAAAGACGCAGACATTCTAACTGGCTGGAACTCTGAAGGATACGATATACCCTATATGGTCAATCGTGTCACAAGGGTGATGAGCAAAGATGACACACGCAAGTTTTGTTTGCTTGGTCAAACGCCAAAGCCACGTGAATATGAACGTTATGGTAAAAGTGAAACGACATATGATTTAGTTGGTCGTGTTCACATGGACTATCTACAGTTGTATAAGAAGTATAACTACGAAAGCCGTCATAGTTATAGTCTAGATGCGATTGGCGAGATGGAAGTTGGTGAACGCAAGACACAGTATGAAGGTACCCTAGATCAACTATATAACAAGGACTTCAAGACTTTCATACAGTATAATCGTCAGGATACGATGTTGCTTGTGAAGATACACAACAAACTAAAGTTCCTCGATCTTGCTAACGCACTGGCACATGAGAATACTGTGTTACTCCCAACTGTCATGGGCTCTGTGGCAATGATTGAAATGGCTGTGATGAACGAAGCACATGAGCGTGGACTCATGGTGCCTGACAAGAAAAAGAACAGCAGCGATGGTGACATGGCAGCAGCAGGTGCTTATGTTGCTGTGCCAAAGAAAGGCATACATGAATGGGTGGGTGCAGTTGACATCAACAGTCTGTATCCTAGTGCTATACGCACACTCAATATGGCACCAGAGACCATTGTTGGTCAGTTACGTCAAACATTGACTGAACAATATCTAAAAGACAAGGCACGTAAACTTGCCAGTGAAAAGGCACGTTATGACGAAGATGACGAACTTGAGATGAGTTCGTTATTATGGGAAGGTCAGTTCGGTAGCCTTGAATACGAAGCTGTTATGAATCAAGAACGCGGCACTATGCTAACACTTGATTTTGAGAGTGGTGATAGCGTAGAGATGAGTGCGGCTGAAGTATGGAAACTAATCTTTGACAGCAACAAGCCATATATCTTGAGTGCGAACGGTACGATCTTTAGGTCAGATAGTGAGGGCGTGATTCCCGGGCTATTGACTAAATGGTATAGTGATCGTAAGACTATGCAGAAGAAACTCAAGGAGTCGACTAGTAAGGAAGATATTGAGTATTGGGATAAGCGTCAGTTAGTGCGTAAGATTTTGTTGAACTCTGCATATGGCGCACTTCTAAACGAACACTGCCGTTTCTATGATAAGCGTATTGGTCAGAGTGTCACACTAAGCGGTCGTCAGATCGTCAAGCACATGAGTGCGCAAATCAACGAGATCATTACTGGCAAGTATGATTATTATGGCGATGCTATCGTATATGGCGATACTGATAGTTGTTATTTCAGTGCTTGGCCCATACTCAATTCGCAAATAGCGAATGGTGATATGGAATGGAATAAGGAGTTGTGTGTCCAACTCTATGACAATATTGCTGATCAGGCAAACGAGACGTTCCCAAGTTTCTGTGAACGTGCGTTTCATGTTCCACGCAAGATGTGTGTGATCAAGGCTGGTCGTGAGTTGATCGGTGATCGTAGCCTGTTCATCACAAAGAAGCGTTATGCTATCAACATCTTTGACAAAGAGGGCAAAAGATTAGACAAAGATGGCAAGCAAGGCAAGATCAAGGCTATGGGTCTTGACTTGAAACGTGCTGATACTCCACGATATGTTCAAGACTTTTTGTTTGAAGTATTAGAGATGGTGCTTGCTGGTAAGACTAGAGAAGATGTCATTGAGCGCATCAAAGAGTTCAAGGTAGAACTTGGCAAGCAAGATAGCTGGACGAAGGGTAGCCCAAAGGGTGTGAACAAACTTACATTCTATGGTGATTTAGAAACTAATAGCAAGACTGGCAAAGCAAACATGCCCGGTCACGTTCGTGCCGCATTGAACTGGAACTATCTACGCCGTGTGAATAGCGACAACTATAGCATGAAGATACTTGATGGCATGAAGGTCATCGTATGTAAACTCAAGCCAAATCCACTAGGCTTTACTAGTGTGGCATATCCGGTCGATGAACTACGATTGCCTAAATGGTTCCAAGAGTTGCCATTTGACGATCAAGCAATGGAAGCAACACTAGTAGATAAGAAAGTTGAGAACTTGCTTGGTGTATTGAAATGGGATCTAAAAGCCAACACAGATACTAACAGCACGTTTGATGAGCTGTTTAGTTTCGGCTAACAAATGTTTGACACACGCAAAAAATTCCTATATATTAC